TTGGTTAATGCACGATTAGCAATATCAACTTGTGAAGTCATAGCTCACCTCAAGCAGGTGGCCAAGAACTTTGAAGTAGATAATCTCGTAGGTTTTGCAAGGCAACTACAACTTGCTCTTTGGTTGGGCTGTCATCCAATTCGACAACAACTTCTACGGACTTGGTGGTGCTTGCTGCGCCATCAGTAACCGTGTCCAAAGACAAGCCAAGCTCAATGCCAAAATAGTGTGGTGTAGCCATTTATATCCCCAGTAGAGACGGGAGGCCGTAGCCCCCCGTCAGTGCCTTACGGTGCAGAAAAGTAGAGATCCACAACAACAAAAGCAGCGCTTTCGGGCAAAGCCGCAGCCGCTACCGTTAAGATCACATCCTCTTCAGCAGCCAGCGGAACATCGTCAGCAGCAGCAGCCACACCAAACAACTGAGGACCAGTTGCGGTTTGGACAGCAGCAGCACGATACTTGCCAGCAGCAGAAGCCGTACCGATTGCGATGGTAGCCGTAGCACCAAGGGTCGCGGTAGGATTAATAACGCCGTAAGCGAACGTATGACCAGCTGGCACTTTAGCCAAGACCACCGTATCCGCAATAGCTTGAGCCGTAAACGGCACAGTAGCGCGGAAGCGACGGACACGACCACCCTGAACACCACCAAATGAATTGGAAGTAGGGGTTGTGCCTAAGCCAGCAACTTCAGGTGCGTATGTTTGAGCCATTAGTATTCCCCTTATTCAGCGCACTTGATTTCAACAACTTTACCTTCTTCGGTGCGGGTAGCACCAAAGGTTCCCTTCACGTAGACTTGGGTCGAATAACCCTTGTCAGCACGCTCAGAAATCATGGTAGAGATGTCGTTGAACATACCCATGTGCATACCGGACTTAGCAAAGGCCGGAACACGTCGGTAGCTCGAACCATCAACGGGCAAACGCTCGGTGTGGATGAAGTTGAAACCCATAAATGCGGTCATCTTGCCGTCAACAAGCACCGGACGGGTGTTGTAGTCGAGCGAGATAGCCTGAGCTTCGTTTAACAGATCGTCGTGCTGCTCTGCGGTAATGATACAGAACAATGGATCTGTGTCTACGTCTACTTCATTTGCCATCAAGATCTTTTTGGCTTCGCGCAACTTGCTGATGTTCAAGCCTGTTGCACTAGTCGAACCCGTGGCAACCGCAACGTCTTGGCTTGCGCCAAATACAGTGTTGGTCGAACCGTTTTCGCCAGTCTTAGCTGTGCCAAAAAATGCGCTGATGATCTCGTCGTCCATTGCACGTCCCAGTGCATAAGCACCGTTCATTGCATAAGAACTCGTGGGATCAATAAGCATACGCAGCTTGTCCTGGTCGTCAATTAGGTCAGCCCACTCATAATCGACTGGAAATACCCAACGTGCGTCAGCCGGAGTGCTGATCAAAGGCGTGTCACCATGACGGATCGTACGCTTTTGGGCAGTAACCGGACCAACTTGCTCGACGGCCTTGGCAGCTTTGCCTGTGTATGAACCAACCGTGACAGTATCACGGAGCTTGGAACCCTTCTGTTGCAGTAACAACTGTACGTTGGTTGTGTACTGCTGCACAAAGTGCGTTGTGACGTTGAATGACATGATTCAAGTCCTCCACAAATAGTTGAATAAATAAAAACAATTTGCCGAAAGACTTGTCCGATTATTCGGGGTCATTTCTAACCACTAAAGCAGGTTTCTTGCTTGGCGGCCTTCCCCGCCGTGCCACTGGGCTTGTTTCCAAGTTGTCCAGAAGATACTCTTCATACATTTTCGCACGATTTAGCACCTCGTTGGGTAATAAATCACTGCGGTTAGCTAATTTTATACACTCTAAGCGAATTTGTACACTATCCATAATTAACTTGGATACCCTGCGCGCATCAATCTTTCAAGCTCAGACTTGGCATCTGCGTCGCCACCCAAGTATTTAGCTGTCCACGCTGGGTCTGTTTTCAGGTTATTGATTCGGACCCGTGCGGCTTCCGGTGACACACCAAACTTGCCACTGCTGTTGCCGTCAACGAACGAATCCTCGCCCATGCCCCTGCCCACACTAGAAAAGAACTTGAGCATATCCTTCGTGCCTAGAGCGTTCTCCATCTTGGTGAGCATCTCTTCGCCTACGCCAAACTGACGTGCCGCACGACGACCTGCCTCGATGTTGGCATCAAACTCTTTGCCCCACTCCTGTTGCAGCTCACTCATTTGTTGCTCTGAGTTCTGCGCCTGTTGGTTCTGTTGGCCTGACGTAGCGTCCGCAGACACGCCGTTGTACCACTCAGCGAGCTGTTGCGCCTGCTTTGCGGTCAGCCCCAGCTCGTGGAATGTCTTGGCAGCATCCTGTGCAAACGCACCATCTGAGCCTTCAGGCACGGGTAACTTGTAATCAGCGGGATCTGCTGGACGGCCAAGCCTGTCGTACACTTGACCCCACTCATCAGCGCCAGCGTCGTCTTTTGGCAACACTAGCCCACGACCTGCCTTATCCGCGCCCAGAAACTTCTCAAGATTTGTATAGGATTGGATTGCATCGACGGGTGATTGCCAGCCTTTGTTCTGCACCAGCCCCCGTACTTCCTCTGGAAATGCGTCATACCATTGTCCTTGTTGTTCTTGGCCACCCTCGCTTGGGTTGCCAGCTTGTGCTGACCCTTGCTCATCCATCTTGATCTTCCTCATTTAGGTTTAAAACAACACGCTCATCTATGTGTAAATGAGCAATCAATCTCAACCAGACTTCCCTCCTGCCTTCGGCCATAGCCATAGCAAGTGGGTCAACTGATCGAGAAACTGGTGAAACTATTGCTGTACTGCTGTTCGCACGACAGAACTTAGCCAGATCAGCCAATACCACCTGACCATCAGCCGTCAGACCCTCTTCGCCCAAGAACAAACGACGGTAGGCATAGCGTCTGCGCCGTAACTTCGCTAGTAGATCCCTCATACAGGCAACTGGGCAGGCTGTTGACCAGCCAATGCAGCTGTCTCAGCCAATGTCTTGGCACTGTTGGCAGCAATTGGTGCAGCTTGTAGCAGTGCTTGTGCCTCAGCTTGCTGTGCTTGTTGTGCTTTCATGCCTTGAATCTCCTCTTTGGAGCGCAGGATCTTGGCTGGTACGCCATTGATCTCAGCCAACTCACGGGCAATCATCTCAGGGTTAAAGATCATCATCACACTGGGGTCAATCTGCGCCAGTGGCACGACCGACTCAAGCGTTCTCAGGATAGCAACACCCTCTTCAGCTCGTTGTGATCGGTTCAGTGGGCTGACGTACTCAATCTCAACTTCTCCACCCACCTCAAGCAATGCTTCAGGCATCTCTGGCAACACACCCGCACGACCCAAGATGTCCAGCTCGCGCTCAATTAGCGGTCCAAGCATCTCGGACTGCTGCCGACCCATTGTTGGAGCCAGTAGCGCACCCTTCTCTTGCGCCCGTAGCATGGCTTCCGTGGCCGTCATGTTTGGTGTTTCGACTAAGATCTGAAATAACGTTATCAAGAATGCATCGTTGATCACACGCCGACGCTGTTCCATCATATCCATGCCGATATCAACGCGGGCATTGCTTTGCAGTGGTTGGACCACTTGGCGGCCCTGATCGTCCACCCCACCGTAGTTCAGCGCACCAGGTCGAGTATTAAACGCCTGTAGTACGCCATCCTCTTGCAGTAGCAGTGGAGGATCGACAATCTTGTGAGCAGCACGGATCACCGTCTTGCTCATCTCATTTAACATCTTGATGTCAGGCAACACCGTCATGGCTGGTGATCGGCCATACACCTCTTTTGGTGCGGTTACATAGCGGCTGATCGCATACGGGAACGTGTTGTATCCACTCTCAGACAGCACCATCCGGCTAGTCAGGCACACGTAGTAGCTGATAAACGGCATAGATCTGTAGTCACGTCGACGTGGATCGCGCTCTTCGTTGGGTTTCACACAGTGCAGGAACTCGTATTTGCGCTCTGGGTGCTTCTCTAGTGACGACCTGAGCTTCTCACCCAAGTTATCCACACCCCAGCGCTCTGCTGCCTGACGCACGGTCATCTCAAACTTGCGATGCACCACGTCAACAATGCCTACATGGTTCTCACTAAAGTAAATCTCTGACAAATGGATGGACTTGTACCGCAGTCCAAAGCCCACGATGTCGTCAACGAACAAAGCACCAGAGCCAAACGCGCCCAAGCTCATGTAATTCTCATGCACCTGACTGGCAAAGTTGGCCTTGGGGCTGTAGCGTGTCTGGAATAGGATGTTGGTGACTTCATCCAAGTATGCCTGCACCTGTTGGTCATCACCCAGTGGACCAGGCACTGCCAGCTTGTGCCACTTCATCGTACGTGGCGTAAGCATTGACTCCATTGCGGCAGCAAAACGCTCTAATGCAAGCCCAGCAGTCGAGTCAAACACCTTCTCTTGGCGCTTCTCGCCTGGTGTCTTA